TTATGCGTTTAATATCCAAGCACAGATAAAGGAGGAACTTCTTACTGGGGTTTTACAGGGGGAGTCATATCCAGAGTTAGTAGATAGAATTAGGCAGGGATTTGGTATTGCAGAACAAGATGCAATTAATATAGCTAGGACATATGTACAGTCAGCAAATGTTCATGCACAGGAGTTGGTTGCTGAGGAAAATTTAGATGTTGTTAAAGGTTTAAAATGGGTAGCCACACTTGAAACTTCCTTTAAAAAGACAGGAAGGGGGACTTGTCTCAGATGTGCAAGTTTATGTGGAAGTACGTATAAAATGGATGAGATCCACCCTGAAATTCCTTTGCACCAAAATTGCAGGTGTGTTTGGGTATACATCTTGATATCATGGAGGGAACTTGGAATAGACATAGATGAGATGGAGGAGGCATATCGTCCTTGGACCGTTCGTCCCAATATTAATATTGGTACTGGTCGCAAAGGCAAAAGTATTTTAGACCATGGGTTTTACCAAGGAAACTACGAGGGATTCCTTGGAGAACAATCAGATAGATTTCAAAAGAATGTGTTAGGGCCACGAAGATTCGAGTTGTATGATGCTGGGAAAGTTTCACTTAAAGATATGGTGGATTCTACAACTGGGAAATTAATTTTAATCCGGGACTTGAAATTTTAAAAGGGGTATCCATGTCAAACGAAACGATGTTAGAAAGATTAGCTTGGATAATCAAAACTTATGGTGTGATAACTTCTGATTTTTATGACAGACTTGCGGTTGACCGGCCATCAAGATGGTCACTACGTCAGCACTTTGGAACTTGGAAAGGTGCAGTTGATGCAGCAATAAAACTGTTAGAAACCCAAGGTGTGAAGGTTACATTACCACAAGCAGAAGAAAGGGGAAATGCAGATGCCCAAGTATTGAAACTAACCCAACAGGTATATGAATTATCTAGGCACTTACAAACATCAGAGTTGTGTTTTACTGGCACTTCTCATAAATTTGGTTTAGTTTCTGACACACATTTTGGGAGTCTTTTTGCAGATAAGGCACTGTTGAAGTATGCGTATGAAGTTTTTGCAGAAGAAGGTGTTAAAACTGTTCTACATGCTGGTGATCTCATGGATGGGATGCGGATGTATAAGGGGCAGGAATTTGAACTCGAGTGCCAAGGAGCAGATTCACAGGTAGCATTGGTAGTAGATCAATACCCCAAGCAGAAAGGCATTACTACATATTTTATTACTGGAAATCATGATCGTAGTTTTTGGAAGTTATCTGGTACAGAAGTTGGGGATAAGGTTGCCTCTCAGCGCCCAGATATGGTACACTTGGGACATCAGGAAGCAGATATTAAAATCGGTGAAGGTGAAGCTGTAGCAACTGTAAGACTTGTTCATCCTGATGGTGGTACGGCGTATGCAATCAGTTACAAGGTGCAACAATATATTAATGCAATCCCTAGTGGGCAGAAACCAGATCTACTTTTGACAGGCCATTATCATAAAACAGAAGAACTTTACTATAGAGGAATAATTTCGTATCAAGCTGGTACAACTCAACACCAAACTCCTTTCATGCGTGGCAAGCAACTTGCTGCGGCTATGGGCTTTAGAATTTTAGAGATAGTAGTTGCTCCCAAGAGGGTTGTGAGGGTAACTAGCACCTTCTACCCAGTGCGGAGCTAAATTAAGGGATTACAAATGCTGTGTCAAATATGTAAAGAAGATAATCACTGGGCGGAGTTCACAGTTAGCGGTGTAATACATGTCTGTCCAGAATGCAAAGTACGATTCACCCACAATATTTTACTTGTGTGCACAGTTTGCGATTCTATGTGCTTTATTGCTAAAACACCACAAAATATAGAAAGATTACAATATTTTATACGTGCTTCTTTAACTCATTTTCTGGCAAGTGATGTAATAGTCCCAATGTATGGCTGTCCTCATTGTGTCAGTTTTAAAAACAATATTCTTGGTGAGTTGAAGGAACAATATAAAGATTTAGAGAGGTTCTAAGATGGCAAATAAAAGCCAACGTGGGAAGAGTCTCAAGAAGAAGGTTTCTAAGAGTAAAGAGGAAACTAAGGATAGAAAGAAAAAGGAAAAAACATATGGGGATAGTATAAAGTCCGCCAGAGGGCAAAAAAGGATACTTAATAAGAAAAGGCATAGAGGAAAACACACTAAAGGTACTAGAAAAGGCGATTAATTGCGATACAGCTTTTAATCATGTATTACAATGTGTATAAGTATTATAATATAGATCGTTGCGAGCGATTCGCATTGTGAATTTACGGGAGTGATTCCCAAATACCAAGGTTGGGCGAGACGCCTGAAAGGAGTTTTTTATGAAACTGAAAATGGATGAAGATGGTGCTATTGTTGTTTCGGAAGAAGGTCTGCCGGTTTGGATTCTGGATGATGACACTGAAGTAGCTTACGATGTTCCTAAAGTTATTTCTGATTTGCAGAAGGCCAATAACGAAAGTGCTGGTCGCCGCAAAAAGATAGAGGAACTCGAAGCTAAAGTTAAAGTCTATGATGGGCTAGACCCAGAAGCTGCTAAAAAGGCTTTGGAAACTGTTAAGCATTTAGATGATAAAAAACTTCTTGATATTGGAGAAGTCGAGCAAATCAAAAAAGCGACTGGAGAAGCATACGAAGGCAAACTCAGCGAGCTGACTAAAACCTTTACCATCCAGATTGATGAGCGAGATGGAACTATTAAGAAGAAGGATAGGCAAATCAACGATCTGTTGATTAAGGGTGCTTTTGAATCGTCTAAATACTTGAAAGAGAAAACCACCATGCCACCTGATCTTGCCAATTCCCATTTTGGTAAGTATTTCACGGTGGAAGAAGTTGATGGTGCTCTTAGAACAGTTGCTTCTTTTAATGGAGAACGGTTATATTCCAAGGCTAGGCCTGGGCAATTAGCTGATCCAGAAGAGGCAATCGAACAACTGGTAGATAAATACACCTATCGTGATTCCATTCTAAAAGGCGTTGGTAGTACTGGTACTGGGGCGATCCCCCCAGGTGGTAAGGGTGGTGATCATCCTGTTTCTGTAGTGGAAATAATGTATCCATCTATGAAGAAATAACTTTCTATTATATTTGTTTGGAGGATTTGAAATATGGCTACCATGACTGCAAATCGTATGACCTTGGTCGAACTTGCAAAACGCACGAAGGATGGTCAGATCCAGGCTATTGCCGAGGTCCTGAACCAAGTTAATTCCATGCTGGATGATGCCATTTGGCTGCCTGCCAATGGACAGACTTCGCATGTAACTACAAAGCGTATTGCTTTGCCACAAGGTTCTTGGCGTAAGTTGAATCAGGGTGTCAGCCGTGAAGCTTCCCGCACCGCTCAGGTAACTGAGACCATCGGTATGTTGGAAGCCTTCAGTCAGGCTGATGAGGCCCTGGTTGATATTGCTGACAATCCGATGGAGTTCCGGTGGACTGAAGATGTGGCTTTCGTAGAAGGTCTCTCTCAGACACTGGCTACTGCTATTATTTATTCGAGCACTGTTGCAGCCCCTGAGAAATTCAATGGGTTCTCTGCTCGTTTTGCTAATCTCACCACTGCTAATACAAGCGTGACTCACAATGTTCATGGTTGTAGCGGCACTGGTTCCGCCTTGTCTTCTTGCTGGATTGTCCAGTGGGGTACTGACAAGGTCCACATGGTCTATCCTAAGAACAGCCCATCTGTTGGTATCTCTGCCAAAGATGATGGCGTTCTGACTGTCTATGATGGAAGCAATAACCCCTTTAAAGTCTATCAGACCCATTTTAAAGTGTATGCTGGGTTGGTAGTCCGCGATGACCGTTGCGTGCAGCGGGTTTGTAACATTTCTGCTACCCGTTCCACAGGCGCTTGGAGTGACGATAAGATGATTAATGCTATTCGTCAGATGCCTCTGAGTGGTTCTGGTGCGGTAATCTATGCGAATAGGGACACCTTGTCTGCTATGGATAAGGATGCCAAAGATAAAACCAATGTGATGTACGGTGCTCCTGACGCATGGGGTCGCCCAACTATGTACTTCCGTGGTTTCCCAGTAAAACAGGTGGATTCTCTCGTTCAGACTGAATCTGCTCTTACCTAAGGAGTATGATTTATGGGTGAAGAAACCTTAATCAGAAAGCCTTTGGTGGCAAAAAAGGTAGAGGATTTTCCAGTTGAAGAAAGTCCAGTAGTTGCTGAGGTCATTAAAGACATTCCAGCGATGCAACCACCTTCACCAAAGCAGTACAGGTGCAAAGTTAAGTGTTGGGTTTCTAGCAAGAAACAGATGTTTGAACCTGGTGACTTAACCACCTTTGAACCTGGGGAATTCATCCCAGAGCACTTTGAATAATTCAAGTAACAATTTTCGATAGAGGGGTAATTTTACTATGGCTATCATGGATTATCGTTTAGAATTTTGTGACGCGACTGCGGTTTCCGGT